ATTTCACTTTCTTGCTTATTAGTAAGTGTAGCTATCATATTAATAGTTTGCTCCATTTCTTTTTCACTTTTATTAGTAGCGTTTTTTAATACACGCACATTTGGTTCTCTCATTTTTAATTCTTCGCCATTTTCAAGTTTGATTATTTTTTCTTTCATTTTTCTTTCCTTTTTTTTAAAACAAAGCAAAGCTTATGCTATTGCTTTGCTATATAAAGCCCTAAGGCAACTTTTTTACTTTTAAACACCGATTAATTAGTGTTTAAAGGGTTAAATTACTTCTTACATCACTCATCATATCCACACCATTTATCATTAAAATAGTGTTTTTATGATCGTAGGTAATGATAGGAATGTTATTGCGGCGTTGCATATAAAAATGAACTGCCATTTTAATTTCAGCTTCTACTTCCTTTCCACTTTCATGATCACTTTCACTTATGCTTATAAACTCTCCTAAAAACTCGGCACTAATACCATAGTTTTTTCCTCCTTTATGAACGCTTTCTCTAAATAATAAAGGAGCTTTAATTTCACTAAAAGTGGTATGAAAGAAAGCCGCATAAAGCACTGGATCAACAACGGCTAATTTAAAGCTAATTTCTAAGGGCTTTAAAACACCGCTGCTATAATTTGCTCCCAAGACTCCTTTGGTTTCAATCATCTCTTGTTCTATGTCAGGCAATTTTAAATTTCTAACTACCCCAAGATAACCTTGTCCATCTATGTAAATGTTACCTTCTTGTATAACTTCACCAATCATTCTTTTCATTTTTAATCTCCTTTTAAAATTTATTAACTATCTGCACTAATAGTTTTAATCAAATCACTTGCCCACTTATCAGAGTAGATAAACTCTAAAGTGATTTGCTTAACGATTGGATTATTCATCATTTTTATATTTAGATAAAACTTACCAGCACTCACATTGGCATCTGTGTTTCTTTCTTCATCCCAGCTTACCTCATAGCCAATTAAAACCTTAGCTCCTTTTAAATCTCTTAGCAATTCTTCAATGCTGATTTTTATAAAATATAATTCACTTGCTTTTTTATCAATAGCCTTAAAAGCTGCTTTTTGTCCTGCTAGGGCTATACGATCAAAAGTTCTTACACGAGCTAAATCTTGCCAAATCGTATCTTCATGGCTAGTCTCCCCACCCCAAGAGCGATAACCTTCACCTAAAATACAAGTTGAAATGTGAGCATTTCTTAATCTTTCTGCATCACAATCAAAGCCATTGATAAACTCTATAAAATACTCTGTGCCAGTAACCCCATTCATCACTCTATTTGAGTAAGAATCACTAAAGCCATATTCTTTATCTCCATCTGTATGGGCTATTAAACCTGCGATGATAGGAGATTGTGGAACATAAGCGTATTTTCCTTGTGTGTTTAAGATTTGAACCTGTGGCCAAGTGGCAATTAATCTTTTAGAGCTAAAAGCCTCCATTGTATTAATAGCTTCGCCAACATTTGTAGCGTAAAGATCCACAATAGCTGTGATATTCATAGAACTTGCCACACTTTCAAGCTTAGCCTTTACTCCTGCTTCATGTGAGTAATAAGGAGCAATGATTAAATCAGGACTAAAGCCTGTTTTATGCTTTGCTTTTTTAAAAGCTTCTATGGCATTAACAATATGGGTTAAAGTGTTTTCACTTTCCTCGCTTTCTTCAAAAAAGCTGATAATAATTACATTGCTTACATTTTGTAAATTGATACATTCTAAAGTATCTAAAAGTCTAAAATCTTGTAAGTTATTTTCTTTGATTAAATCGTTTACAAATTCTTTTGCTTTGCTTACATTTGAAAAGGCAAAGATTGGAAAGCTATCCACGCTTTCATAACCAGCCTTTGTGTAAATCATTTCTTTACTTACGCCTTTTATAGCCCCAGCAATACCAATAGGCGTATCACTTTGCACTTTAATAGGACTTGCTGCACCATTACTGATATTAAAATTAACTCCATAATTTGCTGCCATTATTCACTCCTTATTTCTTTACATTTTTTGTATTTTTTGTTTTTTTAGGATTTAAATTAAGCTCTTTTTTCATAACAATTTGATCTTGTTTAGAAATTTCAAATAAAAAGGCATAATCTCCATAAGTATCAGAACTAGCTTCTAACTTTTCAACATTAAAATCTTCACTTTGAATTTCTTGCTCACCTATAAAAATGGATTTTTTTACTCTTACATTGGTAATTTCTGTTTGACCATAATATCCATTACCTCTAGCAAAAAGCTTATTAGGCATTGGTGTATTTTCAAGTTCTATGCTTACCTCTCTCGTTCCTGAACTAGACCATAAGCAACACTCATCAGAACCACCATTATATTTTTTAAACACATGGGCGATTTTGTGATAGGTTTCTTGATAAATACCACTTGTCTTAATCGTTCCTAAAATTTGGTTTTCTCCTGCAATAGGATTAGAATCTATAGTAAAATCGCTTCTATTAAGACCATTACCATCTTTAGTCATAGTAAATTTTGCGTTTTCATACTCATCTTGAACTTTATTTGGAGTAGCAAAACCATTTTCAAAACCAAGTCTTAAATCACTCATACAACCCCCATATTGTCCACCTGTTGTAGTATTATCAAATGTGATGATGATTTTTTCTTTAGGGGCAATATCATTGCTACCATCTCCTAGTAAATCAACCCAGCTTGTAAAATCATTATCATTAGCAATACAAATAAATAATTGCTTTTTACTTTCTAAAACCGCCCAAATTTCTCCTACTTTAGCTTGTGTATTGTAGTTAGGTGGAGTTTTTGATATTTTTATGTTTATATTTTGGAAATTTTGATCTTTTAAAATTTCTCTAATGAGACTTTTAAGCTCCTCTTGATTAACAAGCTCTTCTTTAAAAAGATTTAGTTTTTTATCTATAAGTTCATTAACTTTTTGAGCGTTAAGCTTATCACTAACTATAGGTTCGCTTGGCTCTTTTGAGCTTTGATTGGCATTTGGAATATAAGAAATTCCATAATCTTTCATTTTAACTCCTTTTTTATTGATTTAAATATGCACTTTATTACATGATAAAGATTGCATGAGTGATAAAATACAAAGATTTTAAACTTTGAACATCCAAGAAAAGCCATTGCCTCTTTTAATGCTAAATCAGCTATTTTATAGTCGCTCCTAGAGTTTGCTTTTTCACATAAAAAATCATGCACCACGCAAGCACTAAAATACTCGCTTTTAAATGGCGGAAACAAAGACCAAAAAAGGCGTGGGATACTTGCACCATCTGTTTTAAAGCCTTTTGGAACAATGCCTTTGTAATTTGGCAAAGAAAACTCATAATTTTCTACAACTTCAAATTTATCTTTATCGTATGGCTTTACGCATACTCTTTTTAATTCTGTTTTAGTCATTTTTATCCTCCCATGTAAATTCAAATCTTAAAAACGGCAAGTTGATAGTTTGTGCATGATAAAAAGCATTTTTGGCTTGTTTTTCATAATGATATTCCCTCAATGCCTTTGTAGTAAAAAAGATAAAGTTTTTATGATTTAAGGAATAAAGTCTAGAGTTTTCTTTTAAAAAAGAGCTTATATCATAAATTAAATATCCTTCTAATTCCAAGCTTTCATTAAGCAGTTTTTCTAAATACAAATGCTTTGTTTCAATATGCAAGGTTTTTTCTCTTTTTTCATCTCCATAAACCTTAGCCTCTCCGCCAAGCAAACTCATATAAATAAAATTGCTTAAAATTTCTTTTGCACTGTAATCAAACACTTCTTTTTTTATTAAAAGCTTGATATTATCCTTAGAACTTATTTTAAAACTTTTATACAAAGCATCCTTTTCAAAATCAAGCAAAGCTAATTCATCGTTTACACTGATTAAAAAATTATCTTTTAAATAAAGCTTTTGCAAAATCTCATCATCATTTATAATGTTTTCTAAAGAATTTTTGCTTTCTCTAAATTCCAAGCTTAAATTAGGAATTAAAAAGCTTTTATAATTGTTTGTTTGATTTTGTCTTAAAAACTCATCCAAAGAGATTTCAGCTAAAGTCTTATCTGCTTTAAAAAACTCAGCATTATTTTTATAAATTGCCTTTTGCAAAGCACAAGTGTAAGATTTGCCAAGTTTAGTATCATTCCTTTCAATCGTGCAAGAAGCCTTACAAAGATGAAAATAATCACATTCTAAGCAATCTTTATGAAGCTTTAAAGAATTTTCTAAAATTCTTATATTGGTAATATTTCTTATTTTCAAACTCTCATAATTTTCATTAAAAATATTTCCTGCTCTTAACTCATTTAAGGCTTGGGATCTGTGACAAACATAAACATCGCCATTTTTTTGAATGAGCAAATTATCGCCACAATTGGTGCAGTTAGTGCAGTATCCACCCAAAAATTCTTTAAACCAAAAATGTTCCAACGCAAAAGAATATTTTGTATCTTTTAGTTTTTCTCTTAAGTTTTTATAGAAACTAAGCATATCTTCATCGCTTGGCATTTGAAAGTCACCTTGTGCATTTGCACTTTGGTAAGTGAACATAATATAAAAATCACTTGCCATATCAAAGCCCAAACTTTCGAGTTTATAAACATCTCTTATAAACTCATCTACATTTAAATGCTCTTTTGTCATTGTGGTTGATATTTGTTTAAAATAAGGATAAGTGCTTAAAAGCTCAATCATCTTTAAAGTCTTTTCTAAAGTGCTTTTTCCACTTTTTAGCACTCTGTATTTTTCGTGAAATCTCAAAGGCAAATCAATACTAGCACTAATGCCTACTTCATATTTTTTAAAAAGTTCAAAAAATCTATCCAAAAAATACAAATTAGTTTTTAAATGTATATAATGATGTCCTTTTTTACTATCTTTGCTAAGAACTCTTATTAAAAAATGATTTTCTTTTTTATATTCATCTATTGCTTTTAAAAGCTCCTTAACATGCTCATAAGGACTAGCGCTTAGCTCGGCTCCGTGTAAAATAACTTCTGTGATAATCACTCCATCATCTTTTAATTTTTTGGCTATTTTTTTAAATTGTTCTGCCATATCTGTGGTTTTTTCTTTTCTTTCTGTTAGCTTTCCAAGATAACAATAACTACATGCAAAATTACAATATGAATTTGGCACAAAGGTTAAAATCTTTCCTATCATTAATACTCCTTTAATACTCCTTTGCCTTTTTAAAAAGCTCATCTACAAACTCATCGCTTAGTTTTGTTTGTTGTTGAAAAAATAAAATGAGCTCATTTTGTCTTTCAAATTCAGTCGCGTATTCCCAGCTTATTTGAGTGGCTTTATCAGCACTTTGCATCATAATTTCTATATTTTCCAAAAGTCCTACTTCTAAAAGTGCGAGTTTGGCTTGTCTTATGCTTATTTTTCTTGGCACTCCAAATTCATCATAATCTTTTAATTTTTCAAGCATTAAAGGATGATTGTTAATTAAATCATCCACTTCTTCTTTTAAAACGCTTTGAGCTATTTCTTTAAGACTTGGGATGTTTTCTTGGTATTTATCCACTTTAAGATTTGCTGAGATTTTTTCACTTTCATCAATCTCATCAAAAGGCTTAGTACCCCAAGTTAGATTATAGATCTCATAAATGAAAAAATCATATTTATCCTTGTCTTTTTTCTCTAAGCACTGATTTAAAGACTCTTTGCATTCATTTAAATGCTTTGCTTTATTAATGCTTTTTATATCCTCTAAACCCTGTAAAACCTCTAGCTTTTTAATTATTTTAGCTATGCTTTCTTCTAATTTTAAAAAATCTTCTTGACTCAAATTGTAAAACATTTCTTATCCTTAGTAATTATTGTTATTGGTAGAACCTGACGGAGCGTAAGAAATTGCTTGATACGCATAAGAAGCAGCATATTGATCGTTTAAATAATAAATTAAATGTTCCCCTTTAAGTTGGGATATAGAATAATTCGGAACAATTTCTGGAAAACCTGAGTTAGCACATTTACTTAAATAAGTACTCATATTAACTTCACTAGGAATATTGCTCAAAGAAACCAAAACCGTTTGTCTTTTTTTTCTGTCATAATCATATTTTGCAGTTATGATCCTTTTTTCTACCCTTAACTCTGGAATAAAAGATTTAATCTCTTTTGTAAGTTCAGATCTTAAAGCATCCACCAATTGTTTTGCTACGCCTATGTTTTCTTTTTTATTGATTAAAGCTATTAATTCATCTCTTAATTGTGCATCTAAAGAAGCGGCGGTTCCTGTATTTTCCTTTTTATTGATGAGTTTTGTTAATTCTGTTTTTAAAGCTTTATCCAAATTAGCTGCTACACCCTTGTCTTCCTTGGTGTTAATCAAAGCTTTTAATTCTTCTTTCAAGGTTTCAATTTTGAGTTCAAGCTCAATTTTAATAGCATCCACATAATCTCTACTTGCCATAATCACACTAGGATCTAGCTTTAAGATTACTTCTTCTGCATTAGAAAGCTCCATAACTATTTTAATCATAAGTTCTTTAGCGCTGCCTTCTTTTAGGATGGGCTTGTAAGTACGCGGTAAATTTCCTACCGCAAGCAAATCTCCTACTTCATCATAAATGCCTATGGCATTGATTTCAAAACCACCAATATCACTTGGCACATAACACATTAAATTAATATAGTTTGGATTGTTTTCATCTACGCTCTTGCTATTTATGTTAGCCTCATAGACAATTTCTTCCAAGCTTTGCATTTCTTCACTGGGTAAAATAACTTTAGAGCTTAATTTAAAGCTTTTTAAATTAACCCCGTTTCCACTTGCTCTTGCGGCAATAAATTTAGCAATGCCAATTTTAGTTAGTATGGTATAGTATTCACTTTTTGCCATTAATACACTCCTTTAAAATCAATATTAGTTTTTGAAATCTCACAAATAAAAACTCCAAATGCATTTTTAGTGCTTTTAATTTCATTTTCTAAAAAAGTGGTTTGAAAAGGTAAAATCTCAATAGCTTCCCCGCTAAGCTCTGCACTTGCATTAAAGCTATCATTCTTACTTTCAATCTCTATTTCAATTGCCTCTAAAACACTTCTAACATTTTTAAAATCTTTAATTAATCTTTCTAAAGTATTAAGCGTTCTTTCATCGAAACTAACATTAGTTGTGCTTACTTTAACCTTGAAAAAATAAGGCTTTCCACCATAATTAAACCACTCTTTAACCACTGCCGTTGGAAATACAGCACTTAAAGCTTCTTTTATAGCCCAAGTTGTGCCATTGTATCTATCTAAAAGCAAGGCTTTAGATATAAGCTTTCTAGCTTCTTTTTCTTCTAATCCATCTATGCTTACATCATAAGCATTTGCCAATACGGGCAATAATCTTTCATCACAACGCATAGCTAAATTTGTAATACTCTCTATTTTTAAATCTTCAAATCTTGCCTTTGCGCTTAAATCAATAGCTTTGCTTTGTTTTGGATGGTGGTTTAGTATTAGTGTATTCATAGCACCGCCTTTTCATAACTAAGTGAAAAGCTAAGGGTTGCAAACTCATCATCAGCTATTATTATGTTTGCTAAAGGTAAGTCTTTTAACTCTTGCTCTTCTTCATTTATGATTTTTTCTTTAATGCTTAAAATTTCGCTTTTATAAACTCCGTCCTGATGAAGACATTTGTAAATAAATCCTAGTGCTAAATCCACACTTAAATCAAAGTCCTTTTGTAAAGCATTGATCTTTTCACTTATTTCATTAGCACGGCTTAATTCTAAAAGTAAAAGTTTGGCATCTACGATAAACTCTCTTTTTTTAGCTAACTCAACGCTGACTTCATCAGTTAAAGGTCTTCGCTCATCTGCACTTAAATACTCTTTAACCACATCAACACTTAATTCATCTTCACTTTTAATGATAACTCTTACTTTTCCTGATCCATTGTTTAAAGCTTTTATGGAAGCTACTTTTGCACTTGCGCTTAAAGCGTGATAGATATAGCCTTTTTCACTTCCTGCGGTTGAAAAGCGATGTACACTCATTACAGCCCTTTCTCTTAAGGCTTCATCACTTTCTTCACTCGCTCCGCCTTTGAAAAATTCTAGTTGTTTAATCTTAGCTACAAAAGGCAGTGGAGTTTGTAAAAACTCAGTTTTTCTTTCTTTACTCTCTATAAATTCATCAAGCTCTAAAACACCTTGTGCTTTATTTTGTCCTTTTTTGATTATTACTTCTTCTTTTAAGGTGGCAATATCAGCATTTTCATTGGAAAAAATCGCACCCTTTGGAATGATTACATCATAAGTAAGCAAAGTATTTAATTCAAACTCTACTTTGGCTGTTGGTTTAACTCCTTTAAGCCTTTGTATCAAATAGCCATTTGCTACTACATTATCTAAATCACTTCCGCTAGCATAATGAAGATAGGTTGCTTTTATGCTCTCATTAATTCTTGCTCTAATTATCATTTCCCTATAAGCAAGAGCCTCTAATACAGCTTTAAAGGGATCAGATTCTAAAAGCTCTACATCTTCTTTTAAAAAGCTTTTAAAAAGCTCTTCAAGATCCTTTAAAATCTTTTCAAAATCAAGCTCTTCTATGATTTTTGGATAAGGAATATCTTTTAAAAAGCTTTGTTTGAAATAGCTATCATTAGCACTTAAAAGCTCACTCATTTGCTAAGCTCCATGGTTAAATCTTGATGATTTTCAAAAAGCAAGGTAATACTTAATTTATTATCCTTGCACTCATTAAGTCTTACACCTTTTAGCTTTACTCTTTTTTCCCATTTAGAAATAGCCTCCGCTGTATATCTAGTCAGTTTGATTTTAAAATCATCATCGATTTTTCTATCTATGAGTGTATAAAGTAAAGAACCATACTCAGGTCTCATTACCCTTGAACCCAAAGGGGTGATTAAAATATCTTTGATGCTTTCTTCAACACTTACCATATAACTCATTCTATGCTCCACTTGCCACCATCTGTCATGTCAATTGCTTTGGCATTTTCTTTAATTTCTTCTACAATAGCTCCAGCTAAAGCTCTTAAAAATGGCATAGAATATCTTCTATATCCTCTGCCATCGTCTTCATCTTCTACTCTTAAATAACCTTGGGCTTGTAAATGTTCTTCCATTTTATAAACCAAAGAGTCTTGCGAAATTGCCATTAGATTTTACTCCTTGTATTATTTGAGCCATGTGGATGTGGACTTCCTGTAAAAGCACAAATACATTCAGTAGTTACCAGACCTTTACCACCAAGTCCTAAATCAATACTAGGACTATCAACTAAAACTTTATCTGCTTTAATATTTGCATTAATGCAAGCAATATTTATATCTTTAGTTACATCAAGTTTTAAAGTACTTGTTTTAGAGTTGTATTCTAAATGCGTTCCATCTTCAAAATCTATGTTAAAAGTATTTTCATCTGTATTTTTTGCTTTGTGTTTTTCTTGATAAAGCCCACGCAAAATGACACCTGAATTTAAATCACCACGCACAGGTATTACTAATACTTGCTCTCCTATTCTTAAAGGAGAAAAACTCACCGCATAAGAATTAGCTAGACTTTGAAAAACACTTAAAAAGTCAGTCACCATATCTCCAATTGCAACTTTTGCTTTATTGTCTTTAATGTCGCAAATGATACCAAGCTCATTCATTATAGCTTTTCCATTTTTTTATTTATAAGCTTTTCTACAAGCTGCTCGATTTTAAGCAACGCATCTGTTCCCATATAGGCTGCAAAGCCACCCACTGCAACGCTAAGTTTTATACCAAAATTAAGATAGTTGACTATTTCAAAAACCAAGTATGCTACAAACATAGAGCCTAGCATGCCTTTTAAAAAAAGCGCAAATTTACCTTTTAAATTAAGAGCTTGACTAAGCTTATTTTTGGTTACAATTCCTACAAGTCCAGCTATAAAACTCACTATCATTAAAACAATATATACAAATACATCTTCTATCTTCATCGCTAGTTCCTTATAAAAATTTCAAATACATACAATAAAGCTAAAGCAAAGCTTGAAAATAAAAGAGCTATGAAGCAATCTTTTAAAATTCTTTTCTGATTGATCATTTTGTTATTTTCTTTCATCTTGCTCTCCTGTGCAAAGTTTAGCTATATCTTCAACTTCTAAGTAATATTTACTGATTTTTTTAGCACTCTCTAAATCTCCATAATCAAAAGGTTTTAAAGGAAGTTTTAAAGGGCATTTAA